AACCGGCCCTGATTCGATGCCCGCATCAATTCAGTTCGTGAAATAGTCCTAGCGCGAGAACGTCGAAGCTTAGAACCATACGAATCCGAACGGCGTTTAAGTTCCGCCGCACTCATCTTCGGGTTTTGCCTGATCAGTTTGTCAGCCCGATTATAAACAGCATTCGCATATCTGACAGTCAAACCTTTTGTGGCATCACCGAACACAACACCGAGAGCATAATTCCCCGGCCTGATTCCTTTAGGCGTCGGAATATCGTTCAACACCTGGACAAGATTTCTCGACGTTTGCTGCCTCGTTAATCCATCGTTAAAGGATCGACCGATAACAGAACGCACGCTCTGAACCTGGCTCTGGATCATATCTTTCACCATGTTTCCAGCAGACATGGTGGCGTATTGAGTGGCGAGCGGTGAAGCGGTATTAAAGTTCATCGCTAAAGCCGTTGCCGATGGTGTTGCTTTTTCTAACGTTTTCCAGTCTGCCGCCACTTCACGCTTGATTTCGTTAAATACCAAGCTTCCAGACTGATTTAATTGGAATAGAGTGAGGTCACCCAAAAACGTTTCGTACGGCACGAAAGCATCAACAATCCCGCCAAGAGTTTTACCAGGATCAGCCGACAACCACTGCTCTTGTATCACACGGGAAGGGATCAACGTCCACGCTAGCTCAACGCCTTCAACGTAAGCTTTCTCATTAGCGGTGAGTCGGTTGTCTTTTACCGGGCGATGTGCAGGTTGACCAGGTTTTCTCTTCGCCGAAACAGGGAACCGCTCAGCTTTTCTGACGCCCGCCGTGATCTTTATCGCCGTTCGGCTCATCGTCAGACTTCTTCAGACATGCGCTTCGGTAGCCCTGCGGTATCCATCAAGAAATTCTCTAAGTTCTCATCAGGGAACAGCGGAGCGCCCGCCCCGGCTAGCTGATTAATAAACGTTCCAAGTGCCCCGAGATCGATGTTGTCTGGAGCCTCGAAATTGATTGACGGCGTTTTGGATACATCGAAACCATTAATCCTCATCAGCCTCGGCAAAGCGTGACTATTGAACACTTCAGCAATACCAGAAAGCCAAGCCTCTAACGAATCTAAAAACAGTTGAATTTTAGAAACCGATAGGGCTTGCGTTCCCGTTGCTGTGTGTCCAAGTAGAACGAAGTCAGCTAGTAACGACATCGAAATTCTTTGGTCGTATCTTTGGATGATTGCGTTCGTGTCGAACTGGCGGCGGCCACCGGTAGAAAGGAGCTTCAGATCGTATGCAAGATTTCCGGTATCTGGATCGTAAGCCAGCGGGAAGACGATCCCTTCTTGCTCATCTCGTTTAATGTTTCGCACTAGCTGTTTGATCGCATCAAGTGCAGCGGTTTCCCCTGCTGTAGCGTTGTCGCTTAACAGTTGAGGCGGAACCATTGCGACCGGCATACCAGCCAAGTCTCGTTCGATGCCGATCGCTTCTATCTCTTGGATTTTGGTTTTGTAATACCACGGGATAAAAGCGTTTCTTAAAACTGAACGGCCCCGAGGATTGTTGTACTTCGTAGATGTACGGAACAGCAACATTTTCTCGATCGGGATGAAGACGTTATCTCGTCCCCAAGTTTCGCCGAGTTCTTGCTGCTGAATGACTCCGTTAATGCCACCGTTTTTATCTATGTCCCAATCGTAGATAGTGGACTGCCCACGGATCGGAAGTTTTTTCCAGCCAATCAGATTGTCGTCATGCCTAGATGGTGCGTCGCCGTCGTAACCTTCACGCCGTTTGTAAACAATTTCGTGAACTGAGAAACCGTAAGTCAAGAACGAAAGAATTGATGACAAGGTGTCATCCCAAGAAACCGACATATCAGTCATACAACTCGAAACGAAAGCGGCGTAGCTTAACGCTTGTTCGTCTTCAACATCCGAGGCGTCAACAGACCAGTTAACTTTTCGCATCAGCATTTCTATTGCGTGCATGATCGCACCGACTACAGGATCGTTATCTGCCATCTCTCGGTAGTTGGCGATCCCTCGTTTGCCTTGTAGCTGCTGAATAAAATCTTCTTGTACTTGTCCGCCGTATTGGATTAGCCCGGCTGAGCCGAGTTCCATGAAGTCTGTTGACGTCGGTTTTGCTTTGCCGATGTTTCGGGTGTAGCCCTCTTCAGCCATGCGGCCTCCATTACGGTTCTGTTACGACTCTAGCCGCTGCTGGCTTTCCTGCACAATGGCCGTAATGAAGTTGACATATTAAAAGAATTCCAAAGTTTTTTACTGTTTCTTGAGGAAGCTACTTGTTTACGTGTGTATACTCCTATACATGACATCAACCACCGCAACCATCCAAGCAGCTTTCAACAACTTCTCCAAGTGGGAGACCTACCGAACCTGCTACACAGCAATCACAAACAAGACAGCCACCATGAAAGAAATACAAGACATCGCATGGGCAACCTGCGAAATCTACCCAGACGTAATCGAAATGCGAATCAACGACCTTACCCGCTACGAAGCAGACATGAAATAAAAACCGGGGATGTGCCGAGGAGGCAGCCGGGATTCCAAACCCCAGCTTCGGAGGTTCGACACCTTCACATCCCGCCAACAAAAACCAAATGGGAGAAGCCACAAATGAAATGCGAATGCGTAATGGATTGCCGACCAGACGAGACAGGATATGCAGCTTACCCATGCCCAGAAAAACTGGCTCGTATGAATAAAGCTCGCAAACAGTACCCACGCTGGAACGCTGGAATCGAAACCTTTAACTATACCATCACTAACTAACCAACTACCGACTTGAAGAAATCACACCGGAGCCGGGGACGATAGATCTAATCCGTTGCCCCGGTATTTCCGGCCTTATAAATCTTAATGGGCTATCGACTCGACCAGTACCAACGCTTCTCGGCGACCCATATGCAAGCGGGTTAGGCAACATGCGGACCGTGCAACGACAATTAGGGTGAGCGGGCGGAGCTTGCAATCCTTGACCAAACGTCCCACGCAAATCAGTTGTAACTCCATTTAGCGGAACACATATTGGGCAGACATCAAAGCTGGAAGTGACCCACTGTTTCTTAGCTACTACCGGATTAACCAAACCTTGGTCTGCTGCTTGCATCATCCCATCCAACCGGCCTTGATTCGATGCACGCATTATTTCAGTCCGGGATATCATCCGTGCCCTTGAACGACGCAACCTGTTCCCGTATGCGTTAGTTTTACGTTTTAACTGTTCCGGCGTCATCCCCGGATTAGAACGCATGATACGAGTAGCCGAATTGTAAACCGCATTCGCATAACGCTGATTCAAACCTCTTGTAGCTTGACCAAAAATATCTGCCATACCAGATACTCCTGGAGCTAACCCCGCAGCAGGCATCTCGTTTAGCAAAGTCACTAACTGACTTGATACCTGCCTTCTCGTCAGGCCTTCCGTAAAAGCTCTCGTCATCAACCCACGCACTAACGCTATTTGCGAAGCGACCATATCGCTCACCATATTTGCCGCAGACAGGCGAGCATAATTTGTTGCATTGGGCGAAGCTTGATTGAAGTTCAATGACAGCGCATACTCAGAAGGCGTAACGGCTTTCTCTAACGTTTTCCATTGTCCCGCTACATCATCACGTATCTCATTAAATGTCATGCGACCTGACTGCTTAATCTGATGTAACGTAACTGCCTCAAAAAACTTTTCGTAATGAGTAATCTCTACTCGGACATCTTGGCTAATCCCTTGCTGCGTTACTGACGTAAACTGCCGAAAGATAACGTCAGCCGGGATAGCTTCCCAAGCAGCAAAGCACCCGTCGTAATAATCTTTCTCATTTACTGTTAAACGAGTCTGACCTGCCGGTCTCTGGCCTGGTTCTCCAACTTTTCTTTTCTTCGATACAGGAAACCGTTCAGCTTTTTTCAAACCTTGAGTAATTTGGATAGCTGTTCGGCTCATCGTCAGACTTCTTCAGACATTCGCTTCGGTAGCCCTGCGGTCTCCATCAAGAAATTCTCTAAGTTCTCATCAGGGAACAGCGGAGCGCCAGCCCCGGCTAGCTGATTAATGAACGTTCCAAGTGCCCCGAGATCGATGTTATCTGGAGCCTCGAAATTGATTGACGGCGTTTTGGATACATCGAAACCATTAATCCTCATCAGCCTCGGCAAAGCATGACTATTGAACACTTCAGCAATACCAGAAAGCCACGCCTCTAACGAATCTAAAAACAGTTGAATTTTAGAAACCGATAGGGCTTGCGTTCCCGTTGCTGTGTGTCCAAGTAGAACAAAGTCAGCTAGTAACGACATCGAAATTCTTTGATCATATCTTTGGATGATTGCGTTCGTGTCGAACTGGCGGCGGCCACCGGTAGAAAGGAGCTTCAGGTCGTAGGCAAGATTTCCGGTATCTGGATCGTAAGCCAGCGGAAAGACGATCCCTTCTTGCTCATCTCGTTTAATGTTTCGCACTAGCTGTTTGATCGCATCAAGCGCAGCGGTTTCCCCTGCTGTAGCGTTGTCGCTTAACAGTTGAGGCGGGACCATTGCGACCGGCATACCAGCCAAGTCTCGTTCGATGCCGATC